TATGTTGGTCCATGTCCTACAATTCGAGTGTTATTCCTACGTTGTGTAACAGCATTGTCATATACCTTTGCATGTGAGTCGATTAGTCGCTTCAATTCAGGATTCTTAATGATAGATGGTAAAGTAACGTTAAGTTGCTTTGTCATTTCATAAAGATCAGCAGTTTTAAATCCTTGATAGAAGCGAGTCAACAGACACACACAATTTGTATTGTGCAATTGAGCCACGTTCGTAAGTTTGTCCAATAATTCTGGGTCATTACAACAATCGCATGTATTACAATCACAGTCTGCAACTTGGTTGATAATATCAGCCATATCAGCTACAGATAGATCATGGTTGTTAGATACACGTTGATTGCCATAAAGAGAAATAGCATATTTATTAATCATGTCCTTTCCTTTTTCCATACGTTTCACATAACATAAGCAAGCAGAGTTCCATTTTACGTTCAATTGTGTCATAGCCGCATTTTTACATAGACGACAATTTTGACAGCCTTTCTCAAAGCAAGCGTTAGCTTCACTTACAAGTTGAGCCATTTCATCATCGTCAGATATATATTTTGGCATAATCTTTCCTTTTACATAGTCTCCCAGAGCGAAAGATGCTTTCACACACATATATGTGCTAAACACCGATAACCCTACGAGAACTGCCTGTTTAACAAATTGCCAATATTTTCCAAAAAATCCAGATAGTGTTTCCATAATTCCGTGAGATGCGTTATTTAAATATTGTTTAATTTGACGTGTGTGATATAATAGGTATTCCCATGAAGGTTGTTCCCATAAATCACGAGCACGTGGTACGAGTCCTGTGTAATCCAAAAGTTTTTCCATTGTTCGTTTCGTTTTTCGCATTAGAGCCATTAATATTGTGTCGTCGTCACCGTGCACGTATTTCCTGAGACAATGATTTGTCACAAGAAAACCTGCAGTATGTCCGGCTACGACACGCGCCACATTTCCAACTTCAGCTTGAGCTTCAATTGGAAATTCGACGATATCTTCTGGTTCATATACGGGGTTCCTGTAAGCGTCCAAATAATTTGTAAAGTCCATATGTTGATTAAATCGGGAAGCCATTTTGTTTGAGCATTCTTCAGTCACTTGAGCGTATGTCATGTCCGTTTGTATAGTGCGTCCGTCAAAAGCTGAAAACTTCGTAAATCTGTAGATGTTTAAGTTGTTACTAACAGATGTTCCTACTAATTTTCTAGCTTCAGCACGAGCTTTCACTGCATTCAATTTGTAGCGTTCATTTCCGTTTGAGTCCGTGTAATATTCCCTGTATTCCTCAGCAATGTCAACATTATATGCAAAATCGATACGACGTTGCACAGCTTCTGGTGAGTTCAAAGATTCAGTCTTAATACGATCTAAATTAGATGTGAGTAACACACATTTAGGGTTCGCAAAAGTGTTGTTCTTTTCTTCAACAGAAGCCATATGTAACATAACTGGGAAAGCGTTTCCAAGTCGTATAATTTCAAATAATTCGGGGTTCGGTTTTAATACATTGTCTTTAATTTGAAAAGCGTCGTCGTAAATGATGTATTCTTGATCGGTATATCCATCCCAATATTCAGTTTCTGGTACACGTCCGTAGATATTCTTCTGAAAATCAGCTGGAATATCTCCGAATACGCGCATCATATCCATCATAAAGGGGTAAGACATACCTGTTTTTCCCATACCAGATTTACCACAAAACCATACTATCAAAGGTTCAGGTCGAAGAGCTTGTTTAAGAGCTCCAGACTTGATAGCCTCATCAGCAAGTTGTTTAGTAGCTGGTAGGAGAGAACGAATCAAGTTTAAATTAGCGGGTGATAATTTCAATTGTGTACATTCTTTGATCAATCTGACACCTCGTGGATATAACTTCGAAGCGGCTAAAACAGTTCCGGGATCACGTTTGATCTCATTCCTATTTGCCAATTCTAAGTATTTCTCCACTTCGGAAGCCCAATCGAGCACATCCTGCAACATGTCGGTGTTATTAAATCGGTTGTGTTTTTTCAAAATTTTTTCTTCCATAAATGTGTACATCTGCTTAACAACTACATCGAGTTTACTCCACATAGATTCGAGTCCAGAAATTGCTTTCGGGAATCTATCTAAACGTGTAACAAATTCATCAATAGTGTTCTTTCCTGGCAATTGTTTCACAAAAAGACAAAACATAGTTAATGATAATGCCTTGAGTATTAACAAATGCGAGCCAGATTCGATTTGAGCTATCGGTGCCACAAAGTATGCTCTAATTGAAGTTACTAATTGAGTAACTAAACTAGAAGCAATACCTGCAGAGCCTAAAGCGCCAAAAACATTCACAATTAAATCCTGTAAGTCCATTTTCCGTACTGAAAATCTATATAAATTGTAGATTGTTGTTATTAAAGCTACAATTTTACGTTGATAATCAGCAACTGTTTCCTGTAATTTATCCGAAATAGTGTTAGTTAAATCTGCAAACATATTTAATGATTTATTTATTGCTTGTTCTAAATTATTGTCTACTGTTACGTTATGGTTAAATGTTATTCCTACTTGAGCTTGAGCTGTTAATCGAGATACGTATAAGCTATTCAAGTACTGCAAAGTTTCACTACTGCCTGACTCAGTTATATCGGCGTCTGTAGTGAAGTTCATTGAAGTAATGTAAAAAGCAAATATCATATCTATCATAGAGTTCCTAATAAACGGGTTCATAGTATTTTGTTTAATTAATTGTACATATGTTCGAAATTCGGCATTCAAAATGATATTGTTTGCAACAGCGGTGTTCTTAAATTGGTCCATTGTGTATTTGCGTGGTAATAGCAATGCGGTCATGGTCACTGAATTACTGATAGTCTTAACTTTAAGAAAATCGCGAATTAGTGAGCAGTAACGGGGCATATTTATGTACCGAGAAAGTGCGGGGTTGTTTAAAATCGTAGCCAATGATGCGTTTATTAAACGTAAAGATATTGCCATAGAGAAAAATTGATCATCTTTATTGAAAATGTGACCTTTCGCAATGGAAATAGCTTTTAAGAATACAAAGAAACAATCTCTAATAGATGATTGAGTCTTCAAATTCTTCATCAAAAAATCCAAATATAGCGTCAAGTAAGCAATGTTTCCGTCCAGCTGAGCAATACGGCTGGGACGAGAAACACCGTTAGTTGATGTGTTAAATTCCGTTATATACGCCAAAACTTGTTTCCTCAAAGTATTCTCTGGAATCATTTCGTTAGCTTTAGTCATAATGTAAACATTGTCCATGTTGCTAAGAGCAGATTGAGAGATTTGAGGGACAAATCGTGGTGGTTCCATTGTTTGAACATCGCGTCTCTTTAGCTGATCAATTTCAGGAATAGAGAGTTGAATGTTCAACTGGGGGAGCATCTTTGAAAAAGCTTCTGACATTTTGAATAGTTCGATAAGTGTCAAATGCGTAAATCAAAAATAAACAAGATAGATAGCTTTTCTTATTTACGATACCGCAAAGGAAGAAAAGAGTAAATATCACTAATAAAATTTTGGGTAGGAAAAATCCTAATAAACTGCGAAGATTTGTGCAAACCAGTAAAATTACTGTACGAGCTCCGACTAAGGACGTACGCAGTATCCTTTTATAATCAATAATTTCTTAATATCTAAATTGTTGGAGTTTATAATTTGGGGGGGGGGTTGCTAAGTTTTAAACCGCGAGCTAGGTTCTTCTCGTTTTATACCGGAGGTAGGTAAGTCAACTCGTTTTATACCGGAGGTAGGTAGCTGATTGTCTCGCGCAAGCGGGCGGAATGTCAACTCGTTTTAAACCGGAGGTAGGTTGTGTCAACTCGTTTTAGATCGGAGGTAGATCGCGTCAACTCGTTTTAGATCGGAGGTAGATCGTGTCAACTCGTTTTAATTCGGAGGTAGAATGAGGAGATAACTTTCGTTTTTCTTCCTTAGGATCTTACGGGTCTAAGGTTTCAGGTTATTCCTTAAAAGCGCAAGAAATTGTATAGAATACAAGTTTA